AGCCTATTATCTAAACGCATACCAAGTTGATGGTACAGCAGTTACGCCTAAGTGGGCAGGTGGCTCTGCACCAAGCGGTGGTACTGCAAGTGGTATTGACACTTACACTTTTACAATTATAAAGACAGCAGATGCAACTTTTACAGTATTAGCATCATTGACAGCATTTTCATAGGTAATAAGTATGCCATTATTAAGTAGTTTTGGAGGGGGTTCAGCCAGAGGATTTGGTCACAGTTTATCTACTGGGGCTGCACCTTTTGATGCTATTGACTTTGATAGCAGAACTTTCTTATCTTTGCCTAAGTTGAGTTTTTCACCTACGGTGAGTGGTGATACTGCTATCAATGGCCCTAATGCAGATGATGATCCTTATAACGCTCACACTAACTTTAGTGCAAACAATGTAACGATTGAAGATAGTGGTACTCGACTATACGTTGCTTTGTATAGCTATGGTTCTACACAAGGGTTTATATATCAGTATGATCTTACAACTGCCTACGATATAAGTAGTGCTGTTTTTGCAGGGCGATATGATTGTAGTTCTTATTCTAGTGCTAGAAACCCAAGAGCAGTAAGATTGAAACCAGATGGTACAAAAATGTTTGTACTTAATGACTACAATAATGCGCTACGTGAATTTACTTTATCTACAGCATGGGATGTAACTACTGCTTCTTATACTGGAAATAGTGCATATGCAGGTGGTGGTACACCAACATCTTTATATATAAAACCTGATGGCACAAAATGGTGGGCAGGACTAAGCGAAACTTATGATAAAGTTGTACAACAAACTATGACTACTGCTTGGGATGTATCAACGTCATCAACAGGAAACTCAAACAACTATCAAGTTTATAATGATGGTTTACGCTCTCCTACAGGTCTTTTCTTAACTAGTAATAGAATGTTTGTTTGTAACTTGTCAGGAGGTACTGCTAGTGCTGCTATATATCAGTGGAATTTAGGTAGTTCTTGGAATATAACATCTAATGTTACTTTTGTTGGTGCTTTTAGTATGGCAGATTACCGAATAAGTAATAACTTTTATGGTTTGCATTTTGACAACGGTAATGACTTTTATGTATCTGGTGTTGGTGGTGAGATAACAAAACTTAGAACTAGCTCATCCTATAACTTTTCAGGTGCAACTATAACCTATAAACAGACACCTACTACACACTATTTCCAAACCGCTATAGATGGTAGTTTTTCACTTTATAGTGGCATATCAATGAGTTCTGACGGAACTAAACTCTATTTAATTTCTGATGGTACGAACACTATAAAACAATATAATTTAGGTACTGCTTGGAATTTAAGCTCTATATCAAGTACCACTCCTGCTGTTAGTAAGGCAATTGCTGGAGGTAATTATATGCAAGATATGTGGTTTAAACCTGATGGAACAGCTTTCTTTTTTACAGCTAACTCAGGTAGAGTATATGGCTACACATTATCGACAGCATGGGATTTAAATACAATGAGCACTACCTATAGTGAAAAGACTGGAGTTGGTAATTACCCTAGAGGTTGTTCATTTAGCCCCGATGGAACTAAGCTTTTTACTACACAAAGTAGTGGTCCACAAATTAGAAGGTATGACTTATCTACAGCTTGGGATATTACTACAGCGTCTTTTACTTCTAGCATAGATATAAGTACTGAGTCTAATTATCCTATTGCACTACATATGGCTTCTAATGGAAGACAGGCTTTTGTTAAAAATAATTATACTTATGGTCAACCAGTATTAACTGAATATGAATTAGAAAGAGAGTGGGATATAACAACTGCAACGCATTATGCTACACACCAAATAGCTGACGTAGTACCAATTACTGACAGAGGGGCGTTTTACATTCGAGATGATGGCGAGTATGCCGCATTTATAGGTGGTAGACAAATTAATCACGTTGTTAGCTACTCTATGCCAACTCCTTCAGTGAGATAAAAACTAATGGCTTTTTCACAAAACCCTTTTTCCGTAGCTAGCTTTGGTGAAAGCTATGAACAGGCTGATGTTACAATTACGGTAACTGGGTTTTCTGCTACCCTAGCAGTAGCAGATGTAACCGTAACCGCAAGTGCCACTGTTGTACCTGATGCAGTAGAAGCTACAGCCAGTATTAACGGTAATGTTAGTTTTATTACCACTGCACTGTTTAGTATCACTGGTGTTCAAGCTACAGGTGAGGTAGACACAAACTCTGTTGTTATAGCTGACGCACTAGTAGAGGTAACAGATTCCCTTGAAGCTACAGTTACTGTTGATCCAAACTCTGTAGTCACTGCTGATGCTAATGTCGTACCAACTGCAGTTGAAGCTACAGGTGAAGTAAACGATGCTCTGACCATTACTGGTACTGCATTGTTTAGCATAGTCGGTGTTGAAGCTGAAATAGCAACAGACGATGTTATTGTCAATGCAGATGCATTAATTGTAATTAGTGACTCGTTTGAAGCTACATTATCGTTAAACGGTAACGTTACAGTCACAGGTACTTCTCTTGTTGTATCGGACTCAGTTGAGGCTACAGTAAGTCTTGAAGATGTTACTGTTACTGCTCAGGCTATATTTGATATAGATGGAGTTGAGGCAACAACTGCATTTAATGGCAGCGGTGTTGAAGTAAAAGCAAATGCCGATGTATCTCTTGCGGCAGTAAGTTTTGAAGCTACACTCACTGTTTCTGATCAACTAACAGTATCAGGATCTGCATCTGTAATCCTAGATGATGTATCTGCAACAATTTCTATAGGTGATCTTACAATAGCAATTGTAAGTTTTGATTATGAAGCAGTAAAAGAGAATTATAACAGACTTCGTACCGTCTACATTAAAGAAATTACAGACAACGTTACTAGAACAGTTTATGTCAATGAGATACCATCTAACGTAGTTTATATAGAACCTCAACCATCTAATGAAAGAACTGTTTATGTAGAGCAAGGTCAGACTAGAACAGTTTATATCGGTCCACAACCTTCAGAATCTAGAACTGTATATACTAGAGCAGCTTAAAGGAAAATAATATGTCACTAAAATGGCCTAACAAAGACCCAGATGAAACACTAGACTATAGTATTGATTGGTCTAGGTTTTTAGGCGATGCAACTATATCAAGTGTATCTTGGTTTGTAGATGATGCAGATGGGGTTAAAACCTCTATATCAGCTGCAGAGACTGTAAACGGTATACAGTTAGTATCTGTAACTAATACCAGTACTGTAGCAACTGCCCACCTAGGACTTGGTACAAATAACAAACTTTACAAGTTTACCTGTCGTATTACAGACAGCAATGGCTTGGTAGTAGAACGAACTGTAAGACTTCGTGTGAGGGATAAATAATGGCTTATAATTTTCTTGGACTTGTAAACGAAGTAAATAGAAGGTTGAATGAAGTAGAGTTAACCAGTGCAAATTTTGCATCGGCTGGAGGTTTTTACAACACTGCAAAAGACTCTGTAAACTCAGCTCTTAGGCATATTAACCACGAAGAATCTAACTGGCCTTGGAATCATGTACTAGAAGAAGAAGTTCTTACTGCAGGTACAATACGTTACGACTATCCAACAGATGCTAAAGTATTAAATATGGATAGCTTTAGAATTAGACGAGATGCTGACTTAAACGTAGCTACTACCAAGTTAAAATCACTTGACTATCAAGAATATCTTGACAAATACATAGATTATGAGTATAACTCTAGTACCAGTAAAAGATCTCTACCGACACATGTAGTTCGTGCTCCAAGTCAAGAGTTTTTAATTATCCCTGCTCCAGATCAAGACTATGAGCTAGATTATGAATATTACCGTAATCCAGTGTCTCTAGAGCTTTACGATGATGTCCCTAGTGTACCACTAGAATTTAAGCATATTATTGTAGATGGTGCAATGTTCTATGCGTTTCAATTCCGTGGAGATACTCAAGCTTCTCAAATTGCACAACAAAAGTTTGAAGCTGGTGTTAAATATATGAGAAGCCTCTACATTAACCGCTACGACTACATTCGTTCTACCGTAGTGGATAGAAGAACTTTATCTCAAAATAATGCAAGAGTTTAATAATTATGGCTACACAGTGGCAAACATTTCCTGTACCCTTTACAGGTGGGTTAATTACAAACATTAGCCCCCTCCAACAGGGTATAAATGCTGTAGGTTCTGCTTCAACATTATTGAATTTTGAGCCATCTTTAGACGGTGGATACCGTAAAGTTTCTGGGTACAAAAAGTTTATCAGTACAGAGGTTACTGGTACAGGTGTTATTCAAGGTGTTGCTGTAGTACAAAACTCAGGTACTAAAGAGGTTATAGCTGTTAGAAATGGTGTCTATTATCTTTCTGATGGTGCTGATACCTCACCTACTTGGACTGCGTTAGGTACTGCTGCAAGTACTAATTTTGCAAAAGTTAGACAGGCACGTTATAATTATAGTAACACACCTAAAATGGTTTTTGTAGATGGTATTAACTACCCTGCATATTATACAGTAGGTGGTAGCAGTTTAACTTATATAACAGCTTCTACAGACTCTGATGGTAATGCTGTTGCTACAAACATAAATACACCAGTACAGGGTGCTAGTCATGTCTGTGTATTTAAAAATACAATGTTCTTTGGTGTAGGTACAGAACTTGTATTTACTGCCCCATATACACCCGATGATTTTGATCCTAATAACGGAGCAGGAAGTATTGGCGTAGGTGGAGAAATAACTGGTCTAATTGTTTTCCGTGATCAACTTATTATCTTCACAACCGATAAAATTTTCAGGTTGACTGGATCTACTGGATCTGACTTTTCTTTAATACCTATAACTGAAGATCTTGGATGTTTAAGTACTGATACTATTCAAGAGGTTGGTGCTGACGTTATGTTCCTGGGTCCAGACGGCCTACGTACTCTAAGTTCAACAGAACGTATTGGTGACTTTGGGATTGATGTTGCATCTAAAAATATTAGACCTACAGTTAAGAATTTAACAACTTATGCTAATAACTTTGCTAGCTTAGTTATTAGAGGTAAAGCTCAATATAGATTTTTTGCCTATGTATCTGGAGAAACAGCTACCGTTGCAAAAGGTGTTCTAGGTACAAAGTTTGTAGACCAAGGTGGTCAAGGTTTTCAGTGGGCAGAACTGCAAGGCTTTAAAGTATACGTAGCTGATTCTCAATTTATAGATTCTGATGAGTACAGGTTGTTTGCTAATGAGGACGGTTATGTATATGAAATGGATGTTACAACTAGTAGGGATGGGTCAAGCATAAACTCTGTTTATGAATCTCCATTTATGCCTATAAATGACCCTCAAGTACGTAAAACATTTTATAAATTAGATCTATATATAAAACCATCTGGTGCAATTAATATTACAGCTGGTCTAAGATTTAACCAAGATGTAACAGGTTATATACAACCTAGCACCTTTAGCATTACTCAAACTGGTTCTACCATTGCTCTTTATGACGACAACAATACGGTTTACAGGGAGCTTGTTACAGATGATAATGCTGGTGTGTATGGAGAACCTAAAACACAAAGCTATAAAAACCAAGTTGTTGGTTCAGGAGAAACAGTAGCTATACGTATAACAGACGACAGTTCTGATGCTGATTTTCTACTAGACACAGCTATATTTGAATTTACTACCAATGATAGACAGTAAGGAAACCTAGAATGGGACAAGGCTATACAAGAACTAGTACGGCTACTATTGCCACTGGTAAAGTTATTAATGCAGCAGATTTTAATGCTGAATATAACCTTATAGAAGATGCTTTTAACAATAGTACTGGACATGATCACAGCGGTGCAGCTAATGGTGCTCCTATTGATCAGATTGGACCAAACCTAGAACTTATAGTAGAGACTGGGGCAATAAAACCTCAATCAGCTACACCTGCTATTGACATTGGTGCTTCAGGTTATAAATTTAAAGATGGTTATTTTAGTGGTACTGTTGACATAGATACTAACGCAGATATTGCTGGTACACTTAATGTTGGTGCTGCAGCAACCCTTGGAAATAACCTTTCGGTTACAGGTACAACAACTCTTACAAGCACACTTACAGCAAACGGTAACGTAGTACTAGGCAGTGACAATGCTGATACAGTTACTGTTAATGCCGACATTGCATCTAACTTGCTGCCATCTGCAGGTGGTACATACAATATTGGTAGTGCAACTGCAGCAGAAAAATGGCAGAATATCTATATTGATGGTACAGCAAACCTTCCTACTGTAAGCTCTACTACTGCAACTATAGGTACACTTACTGTAAGCACTAGTCTAACTGTACCAGATAACTCTATTGCACTTGGAACTAAAACTACAGGTAACTATGTGGCTGCTGTTTCTGCAGGGACTGCTATTGATATTAATGGTACAGCAGGAGAGGGTTGGACTGCCACAGTAAACCTCGATCTTAGTGAGCTTACAACATCTACTGCAGATGGTGATGGTGATTACTTTATTGTCGT